CTAAAAAATAATGCTGGTATTCGATATAGAAACAAACGGACTACTACATGACGTATCTGCAATACATTGCATTGCCACCCTACAAACCGAAACGGAAGAATCCTGTGTATTTAATCATAGGGGTGACCAGTCCGGTACGGTCGAAGACGGTATCCATCAGATTATGGAAGCTGAGACTGTTGCTGGGCATAACATCATTGGTTATGATCTCCCCGTTATTCGGAAGCTCTATAACAGGGTTCGTGATAACGATGGGATTATTGACACTCTTGTACTTTCTAGGTTATATCACCCGAACCTAATAGAGATAGACAAGAAAAGACAATGGCAACATATGCCATTACAACTATATGGAAGGCACTCACTCGAAGCCTACGGATACAGATTAGGAGAATACAAAGGAGACTTTGGTAAAACATCTGACTGGCAACAGTGGAGTCAAGAGATGCAGGACTATATGGTTCAAGACGTAAAAGTTACCACCAAATTATGCGAACACTTCCACCCCTTAATGACGCGTGTCGGTTAGAGCACCGAGTCGCTGAAATATTAACTGAACAAGAAATACATGGATGGACATTTAATGAACAAAAAGCTCAGCAACTTGAGTCATCTCTCAGAAGCGAGATGGAACAAACTCAAGAAATACTTCGAGGACAATTCCCTTTCGTTGCAGGATCGCTGTTCACTCCTAAACGAGATAACGCAACACAAGGATACAGAGAAGGATGTCAAATACAACGAATAAAAGAATTTAACCCAACTTCAAGAGATCACATCGCATGGATTCTGACGACTCATTTCAAAGTCAAATTGAACAAGACCACCACGACTGGGAAACCAATTATCGACGAGACTACATTGATGGAGATAAATATTCCCTTCTCGAAACTATGTGCGAGCTGTTTGACGATAAAAAAGAAGCTTGGAATGATATCCGAAGGCGTGAACGCTTGGAACAGGCTTGTTACGAGTGAAGGCAGGATTCACCACCACTGCTCGGTTAGTACGAACACATTTAGATGTGCTCATCGTAAACCGAATCTCGCTCAAGTTCCTGCAGATAAAGAATTTAGAGAACTATTTACTGCTAGTCCAAGACTAACAATGGTAGGTGCAGATTTAAGTGGTATTGAACTACGAATGCTTGCACATTACCTTGGTAGATATGACAACGGTAGGTATGCAGATATTCTTCTCAACGATGATATACATCAAGTAAATGCCGACAAAATCGGTATTACAAGACGTCAAGTTAAGACTGTCACATATGCCTTCCTTTATGGAGCAGGCAACGAAAAAATTGGAACCTCTTATGATAACACCCTCAAACCCAATGAAGCTAAGAAGAAAGGAAAGGAAATTAGAGAAGCTTTTGTTTCTGCAATCGAAGGACTCGCTGACTTATTGGGAGCGGTTTCAGCTAAGTCTACTAACGGGTGGCTCTTAGCAATTGATGGGAGAAGAGTTCTAGTTGATAGTCCTCACAAAGCCTTAAACTATCTCCTTCAGTGCTCGGCAGGAATTGTCGCAAAGCGTTGGATGGTAATAGCAAATCAAGGACTTAAAAAGTTTCACACTCACCAACTAGCATTCGTGCATGATGAATTGCAATATGAATGCAAACCATACGAAGCATTTGGAGTAAGAAGCATATTAGAAGATTCAGCAAGATTAGCTGGAGAATACTACCAATTGCGTTGTCCCATAGCAGCCGAAGCTAAAGAAGGTCTGACATGGCATGACGTGCATTAAATATGAAATTATTAATTGATTGCGACTATATAGTCTATAAATGCTGTGCATCAGCAGAAACAGAAATGGATTTTGGAGATGACGTTATTGTTGTCACATCTAACTTCTCAGATGCAATGAAATGCGTAAATAGAGATTTAGACAGAATCCGAAACGAATTAGGAACGTTTGATGACGAATTAGTATTATTTTTTACAAGCCCTAATAATTTTAGGAAAAAAATTCTGCCCGATTACAAGGGTCATCGACAACGAAAAAAGCCCTGTGGATTCAAAAGAGTCATACAGGAATTAAAGAAAAAATATAAAGTTATTCTCAAGGACACACTTGAAGCAGACGATGCACTAGGTATCTACGCTACAAAGTACCCCGGAAATATTATTGTCTCTCCTGATAAAGACATGAGACAGATCCCCGGAAAATTATATGACTTCAAAGAAACTGTGGAGATTACACCAGATGAAGGAGCAAGATGGCATCTCATCCAAACTATGGCAGGAGATAACACTGATGGTTACTCGGGTGTCCCAGGAATTGGAGTCAAGAAAGCAGAGAAAATCTTTAATGAGAAAGGATACACATGGCAAGCAGTCGTTGAGACCTTTAAGGAAAAGGAAATGACTGAAGAAGATGCGTTGATTAACGCACGACTAGCAAGAATCTTAACTACTGACGACTACGACCATGACAAAAGAGAACCAATCCTCTGGCAACCTTTGGGACAGTACGAAATTGACCCTCCATCAGGACTTAGAGATGAGAGAGATCCAGTTAGCACTGTATGAAATAGATAAAGAAACCATGATGGAACTATACATGAGGTTGCAAGAACAAGTTTTCAAATTAAATAATTTAATTTCACCCCTGTTACATGAAGCTAAAAGAAAAAACCGAAGGTCCTGAATACTACCAGAGAGGGAATATAGAAGTATGGGATTTCATTAGAGATCAACGCCTGAACTATCACCTTGGAAACGTAATCAAATATATATGTCGTGCTGGATATAAAGAAGACGACTTAAAAGATTTAAAAAAAGCTGCCCATTATTTACTCAATGAAATCGAAAACCGCAAACCAAATAGCTAGGACTGGTCGAGTCCAAGCATGGATTGATAATCCAACAGATCGTCTGCCCGTAAGCTGCACAATATTTAACGTGCAGGATAGCATGGAAGGCACGGATGGAATCGAAGCAAGCTGGCGTTTTGTTAGCCATGCTCTACGCTTTGGAGCAGGAGTCGCAGTCCACTTGTCGGAACTTAGACCCAAAGGAACAACAACTAATAAGGGACCTGATACTCTCGTTGCATCAGGACCCGTCTCATTCGCAAAAATCTACAGTACATTAAATGAAATTCTTAGGCGCGGTGGTACATTCCGCAATGGAGCGGTGGTTTGTCATCTTGATATTAACCACCCCGATATTCTTGAGTTCGTGCAAGTCGAAAGACACGAACTCCCATGGGTTAAAAGATGTGTGGATCTCACCCCCGACCTCTGGAGAGATACTGGATCCAGAGTTAAGAAATCAATACTTGAAGGAATTGCCAAAGGAGACATTTGGCTTAACAAAATAAAACATGACAGAAAAGGAAACAGGATCAGGTCGAACGTATGCTTGGAAGTTTATCTGCCCTCACGCGGAACATGCCTCCTACAACATATCAATCTTTCAGCCTGTCGTATCGGCGACATCCGACCAGCTTTCGCTAAAGGTATGTCAGAGCTGTGCGATCTCCATGGCAAAACAGGTGTTGGTGAATCTGGAGAGTATCTAAAACCAAAGCATGATCGACAGGTAGGACTAGGAATGCTTGGCTTAGCCAACTTCTTAGCTCATAACAAAATTACATATGCCCAGTTTGGCGAAGCTCTTGAAGCCATTAATAATGGTGGGAGCTACGATGGTTACGCAGGATTAGCTGCTCGCGAACTTTTATTGGGCATAGAAAATGCAGCTAACATAGCGAGAGAAAATCATATGGAGAGGGCATTCGCTATTGCCCCAACTGCAAGCTGTTCATACAGAAGCAGAGACATTGATGGTTTTACAGCTACACCAGAAATAGCACCTCCTATTAGCAGAGTTGTTGATAGAGACTCAGGTGAATTTGGTGTAGAACAAGTTAACTACGGCAACGTAGAGATAGCCAGCGAGGTAGGCTGGGATGCTTATAAGAAAGTAGCAGATCAGATAATGATTATGCTAGACAGAACAGGATTGCTTCATGGCTATAGCTTCAACAGTTGGAGCGACATGGTGACTTACGATGAGGCTTTTATAGAAGAGTGGCTTAACTCACCACAAACTTCTTTATATTATGCCCTGCAAGTGATGGGAGATACACAGGATAAGACTGATGCTTATGCAGCATTGGAAGATACCTCAGTTGAAGATTACTTAGCAGAAATTATGAGTAATAAACCAGATGATATAGCTTGTGATTGTCAGCAATGAACCCCTATATAAAATTACTGTCCCGGAAAAGAACTTGGACACCAGTACAAACATCTAAAGGAAAATTAAAAGAAGGTGCAGAAGAAACCATCTACCGTGCTCTTGCAATACGCCATATGGAGTTACCAGTTGGCGAGTTCATTACAGAAGCACTTGATAAGGAAGTTCCCGACTCTGCCAGAGCACTTCTAGAGTCAAACGTTAAGGACGAGATTAAACACGATCTTGCTCTTGGCTATATCACCAACGCATTAGGCGTAGATGAACAAGCCGAAGCTGAAGCATTGCGCTTACGTGCAGCGTGGGAAGAACATCCAGATCACACCATATTAAAAGCATTAGTAGCTGAGAGAGCAATCTTCTTTGTGCTACTTCCTTTCTTCAGATTCTGTGGTGACGCAGGATTAAGAACAGTATCAGCAGATATATCTAGAGACGAGCAAGTCCATGTGGCAGCTAACTCTCTTGTATGTGCAGAGCTAGGACTTAAACCTAGTCAGTCATTAGACAAGCTAAGAAAGGCAACTATTAATTGGGTTATGCAACCCTTAAAACAAAGTTCCGATAGATATTTGGACAAAAAATTTTGGCTCGATGCCAGCGATCGACTTATGTACGAAGGCAAAGCACCAGAATTTTCCCAGACCAAGGCAGCTAGAATGCCTGCATTTTTTGAGCACTCGAATGTCAATCTCCCTCAATACTCTTAAGCTTCACAACGATAGACTTCAAGAGTTAATAAAAAAGTTAGAAGATAACTTCGGGTGGGAACCAGTTCACCCAAAAGAATCAATCGAATCAATTATGTATAGAGCTGGACAAGCCAGCGTAATTGATTACATCAAATCAATAGAAGAGGACGAAATCTAATGTGTTTACCCGGAGGCGGCGGCGGAAGCCCTCCGCCACAACCATTACCACCAGCTCCACCACCTCCATTACCTCCTACACCTACAGCACCACCTCCTGATCCAATAGTGAAGGACGTGAATCCACAGGTGAAGAGAGCTAAGGATGATCGTGGTAATAAAAACAAAAACCAGTACTCAAAAGGTACAGGATCATTAAGGATTAAATTAAATCCTAAAGTTAATACAGGTATGTCCGGACAAAGCGGTACCGGAGGGCTTAACTAATGTTAGCCCGTGAGAGATACAATGAACTCGTAACAGATCGAAGACAATTCCTAGACAAAGCAGTTGATTGTTCAAAGCTCACGTTACCTTATTTAATTCAAGACGATACTTCTTCAAGACCTACACACGAAACTTTAAATATTCCGTGGCAATCAGTGGGAGC